GCGGGATCGTCGGCCAGCTGCCTCCGCTGCCGAGCGGCGGGGCGGACGAGCGCATGCGCTGCTCGGGCACCGGGTCCGGATCCGGATCCAGGTCAGGGAGCTGTCCGGGCTCCGTCCAGTCGGGCTCCGGCTCCCTGCGGATCATCCACCACTCCCGCAGCCGGGCGAACCATCCCGGGCTGCGCACGGACGGCGCCGCGTGCGTCGCAATGCTTGTCAACGTACTACCTCCTTGTCCCAGTCGACGCCAGCATCGTATTCCCAGCCCAGATCGGTCCAGGACTTCGACCACCACGCCGAGATCATGTATTCGCCTGTCATCTCCGGCCAGCCCGTCCGCTCGCCGTGGTCCAGCGCGCAGCGCTCCCCGTACGGGAGCCGGTCGCACTCGGCCGGGTGCTGAAGCTGGTACAGGACGTGCGGGCCGCCGATCTCGGAGAGCGCGGACATGCTCACGGTCAGCCGGTGCACCGGCCCGGTGTCGTGGCCTGTCTCAGGGACCCGCGGCTGCTGCCTCGCCAGCACTCCGGCCACGTCCGGCTTGCGGTATCGGGGGCCCTTCTGAACCTTGCCGTCCACGATGATCGGCTTGCCGTCGTCGCCGAGCTTGGTCATGTTCGAGGCGTGCACCTCGGCGAGCACCGCGGCCAGGTCGATGCCGTACGTCAGCGCGGTGCCGTAGAGCACGTACACGCAGTCGGCGAGCTCGTGCGCGATGCCCGGCAGCTCGCCCTCGGCCACCGCGTCCTGCAGCTCCCTGATCTCGGACGTGAGCATCCGGTGGCGCTGCCAGGCCAGGGACGTGCTGATCCGGCAGGGCATGTCGGCGAGCGGCAGGCCGAACTTCTCGTGGAACTCGCGCACCAGGTCGGCCAGGCCGACGATGCCGACCGTCTGCCGACTCATCTCCACACTCCCATCCGGTTGTTCTGCTCCTTCACGACGTGCCACAGGTGTATCGACCCGTAGCTGAACAGCTGGGCCTCCAGCGTGCGGCGCCGGTGCCTGAACCAGGCCAGCCGGATCCACCCCCGCAGGCCCGAGGTGTCCGCAGGGCGCTTGTCGAGCAGCGCGCTCTCCCACCTCATAGCGGCATCCCCGCTACCGGCGCGGTCCCGTTCTGCTTGGCCTGCCACCGCGCCTCGATGATCTCCGGCAGCCTGCGCCAGGAGACCTGCTTCGCGCCGAGCCGGATCGCCTCCTTGCGCTTGCTGTCCGTGACGTCGTAGTGCCAGTTCTCCGCCAGCCGCGTCCCGGGCTCGGCCTTCGGCTTGCCGTTGACGGTGGGGTCCTGGAACCACTGGTAGCGCAGCCCGATGCGCGCGGCGAAGGCGTGCAGCTCCTCGGGTGTGTCGGCGATCAGGTGCGACCAGCGGCTGTGCAGCCCGCCGACACGCGCCTCAACGCGGTAGTCGTCCACGTAGATGGCCATTCCGGAACTCCGTCCCCTGCTGTTCGGCTGATTCTTACGGCGGTCTCTGTTGATGACCGACGGCCACGTCTTGCGGGTCAGTGCCATGGCGCCCGTGCACGGGATACACCGGCACTTGTAGTTGTTGTATCCGTTGTACGTGCCGTGCGGGATCTCGTCCCAGGGCGTGGTGGCGATACGGTCGGCGCGTACGCGCGTGTAGTGCTCGCGGTGCGCCGCAACGCACTGGTCGCCCCGGCAGTGGTGGTTGGTGTACCCGCCCAGCGTGCCGTGCCAGGGCTCGTGATCCGACTCAGCGCCGGTCATCGAACTCCCCCTCACCCACACCCGCCAGGAAGGCGGCCCATTCGGCGTGGGTGAAGGCCAGCGTCGGGCCGGTGCCGCCGTCCTTCGTGTCCCGCACCAGGAAGCCGTCCGCGGTCTCCATAACCTCGACGCAGTTGGTCCCGCCGTTCGAGGCGGCGGCCTTGTGCCACTCGTTCAGCTTCACGCCGGACCTCCGAGCTGCGCGCCGTGCCCGTCAGCCGTGTGACCGGTGTGATCCCAGCCGGTCTTCAGCACCTCGCCGTCACCTGCTTCCAGTTGGAAGTACATGATCTCGCCGCTGCAGACGGCGCACGTGCCGCGGTCGCCGTAGCGCGGCCTGGGCTCGGGGTCCTCCTCGTACCCGGCCATGACCTTGACGTCCCATTCGGCTCCCATCGGCGCGGTCGCCTCCAGGTACGGCCCGATCAGGGCCAGCACCGGCGTCACGTGCATGACGGCGGTGCGCCACAGGTTCTGGATGACCGGGGACAGCGTGGCGAACGCATGGCGCATCGTGCCGACCTGCCGCCGCAGCGCCCGGTTGTCGGCGATGATCGCGCGGATCTCGACGGCGGTCTCCGCCTCGATGACGAGCGGTCCCCTGGACCAGTTCCGGTTGAGCAGGTCGAGGATCTCCTGCTCCTGCTCCTGCATGGCCGTCATCCGAGCAGCCCTCCCATTCCGTTCATGCCGGGCACGCCCTGGCCGGGCGCGGGCAGGTGCAGGCCGCCGGTGGACTGCAGGCGGATCGCGGTCAGGTGGCTCCAGCACAGCTCGAGCACCCCGAGGTGCGTCATGGGGCCGAACAGCCCGACGCCGACGGCGGTCGCCAGCGGCGGCAGATCCTCGGTGCCCGTGGCGTCGATCCACACGGTCGGCGAGCCGTCGGGCGCACTCATGGCCTGATCGATGGTCAGGGCGAACCGCTCGTTGACGGCGGCCTTCCAGGTGTACGCGCAGGCGAAGCACCAGCGCTCCCCGGGCAGCGGCTTCGGGCCCTTGTACAGCACCTCAGCGGGCATCGGTCAGATCCTTCCGTTGGGGCAGCGGTCCGCCGTGTCCGGCCGACGGTGCCTGATGGGGCATCCGGAGTGGATGTAGTAGGGGCGCGGCCTGCGGCGCAGGATGCGCGGTCGGCCGCTCAGGCCGAAGCGGAACGGGCCGATGCCCACCGAGCCGAAGAGCCTCACGGGGTCTTCTCCTCGGCCGCGAGCACCACGATGCCGCGCGCCCTCGGGTGGCTGGCCATCCCGTCCTCGGCGCACGGCGCGCACATGACGACCTCGCGCGTGCCCTTGCCGAGCAGGGTGCCGTAGACGTCCATCGTCAACAGCGCGCGGGGCGCCTCAATATTGCAGATGTCCTTGCCGGGGTGGGCGATGGTGCACAGGCAGTTGCATCCCGGCATATTCAGGACCGAGCCGTCCCACTCGTCGATGTTCTTCACGTCTCGTCCTCCTGCATCTCGGCGCAGTACGCGGCGTAGTCCTTCAGCCGCTTCGCGTCGAGATCGATCTGCGCGACCAGGGCGCGCAGGACGCCGTAGGTCAGGGAGCACGAGTCGCCCCGGTCGTGCACCTTGGCCAGCCACGCGTCGTCCAGTGCGGGGCTGGTCATCTCGAGGAAGGCCTTGGCCTGCTCAAGAGGGGTTAGATCCGACATCCGGAAGCACCTCCGTGCGCGGCCTGAGTGCTTCATTGACCGCCTGCTCGCTGTCTGCGGTGAGCTGCTGCTCGTAGCGGCAGATCACGCACTTGGTCTTGTCGCCCCGGTCCTGTCCGAGTGCGTCCGATGCCGCGTCATGGCCGAGCAGCGCGTGCATGGTGGCGATGTACCAGCCGATCGCGTCCATCAGCCTCTCCCGTCCATCAGGTGGCGGCACTGCGAGAACTTCTTGACCCTGGTCGCCTGATCCGGGATCCCGGCCTCCTCCATCGTCAGGGCGAGCAGCCACGCGTCGTCCTCGCTGTCGCACATGACGTGCCATTCGGCCGGGTTCAGCTGCAGGACGCGGTGCGTGCTGCGGTACTGCAGGAAGTCGTTCCACCACGCCTTGCCGCGGCCTGTCGCGTAGATCGAGGCCGTGTTGACGTACACGCCCCAGCAGTCCCACAGTCCGGCCTGCCAGGCGTCGTACAGCTTCCGGTGCTCCGGGCAGTCGCCGGGGTTGCCGACCTGCCAGCACGACTCGGTGTGCTTCCAGTACGCCAGATGCGCCTGCTTGATCTCCTCGACCGTCATCCGGTGTCACCGCCCCTGCGCACTGCCCGGGTCCACTCCGGCAGGCGGGGGTCGAAGGCCGCGACCACGCAGCCCTCGCCGCCGATCAGCGTCTGGCGCATGAAGGCCGCGACGAGGTGCCAGCGCGCGGCCGTCTGCAGGCTGCCGCTGTCGTTCGAGTGCCTCTCGAAGCCCTCGGCCCGCTCGATCAGCCGCAGGATCTTCGCGTGCGCCCACTCGACCGCATCCGGGTCGGAGTCGAAGCGCTGTGCCAGCTCGTCGTGCCGGGACATCGGCGCCATTGCGGCCTCCCTGAGCGCGGCCTCGGCAGCGCGTGCCGCGGCGGCCTTCTCGATCTGGTTCGTGCTGTGCCTGGCTCCCAGCCTGTTGACCCGGTACGGCGTCCCGATGACCGACCTGTACCGGCCGCAGGAGCAGATGGCCTGTGCCTGGTTGTCCAGCCGCTCGTGCACGGTGATCTCGTGCTTGGGCAGCGGTGGCGGTGTATTCACCTTCACGGTTACTTCCTCCCTGAACTTGTCCTCACTTCACGGTACTCCCGCGACGTCCGGTTGCGGAAGGCCCAGACGATGAATGAAACCTGGCCGACGGCGACGGTGCACACGACGGCCAGGATCACGTCCAGGAACGTCGTCAGCAGGGGCTCCAGCCGCCCATGTCGCAGACCTCCGCCAGCGCCAGGTTGTACCCGCCCTGCGCGGTGCCGGACTTGGTGGCCGTCGTCCCGTCAGCGTTCACGGTGGTGGTACAGGTCACCTCGCCGCTGCCGTGCAGCTGCGCCTCGGTGTCCACGTACAGGGCGCTGGCGGGCAGCGCGGCAGTCTTGCTGAACGGCAGCTTCGAGGCGTGGTAGGAGCTGCCGTCCGGTCCGTAGGTGATGTCGACCCCGTCCGGCGCCTGCCCCGTGCAGGAGTAGGTCACCGTCGCGGGCACGGTGACTGGCGTGATGGGCGCGGATGTGGTGGGCTGCGAATACAGCGTGGGCAGGCCGGTCGTGGCCGATGTGGATGCGGTCGCCGAGCTCGATGCGGCCGGTGTGTTGTTCGAGGCCGACGATGACGCCACGGCGATGACGCCGATGACGATGGCGGCGCCTATGACGATCTTCAGTGCCTTGTGCTTCACGGCTGTTCCCCTCCTATGTGTGTTGATATCAGTGTGCGATGTGCGTCAGACCGACTCCCACCAGCCGAGGATCTGGTCATAGTGCGACTCATCCGGATCGTGCCCGGCCGGTAGGCAGCACTCGGCGTCGCAGGCCTCGTCATCCGGCCAGAAGACCGTCTGCTCCCTGCACCCGGCCCAGGGCCCGTCCAGCAGGCCGAACACGTGCCCCTCGTCCGTGATCAGCCATCCGGACAGCGACTCGGGGAAGATCATCAGACCTCCAGTACGAACAGACCGGCGTCGGTCCACATGCCCTCGGACGGTGCGCCCATCCGCTCGCACTCGATGAAGGGCAGCCACCGGTTCAGCCTGTCCTCCCCTCTCGAGATCTCGAACCCGAAGGCGAACCGCCCCAGGGCGCCGGGCTGCGGCGCCTCGGACGCGTGGAAGCACCAGAACTCGCATCCGGTGTCCTCCAGGTCGGTGCGCACGTACTTGTGCCCGGCCTCGAAGAAGCCCTCCCTGGCCACCCGGCTCAGTCGCCCAGCGGCGTGATGACGGCCACCCGGCGGCCGTCCTCGACGAGGTAGACCGTGTCTCCGTCGTCCACGGCCCGGTCGACCGCGTCGGCCAGCGGGCCCTGCCAGCGGGCGGGATCGCGCCGCTCGATGACCACCGCGTTCTCCTCGGCCTCCGCCAGCTCGCCGATGGGGCGGAACTGATCCAGCGCGCTCATAGGGATCCTCCTGTGCTCTCGGTCTGGATGCTCGTGGTGACCCCGGTCACCGTGATGACGGCGCCGGAGTGCTGCATCCCAGGTTGCACCTCCCGGAGCGCAGTTGTCACCGCATCGAGCATTTCGCCCTCGGTAGCGGTGTCGGTGACCCTCATGTCGAGCACCACCGTGAGCAGCGCGGTGCGTGCCGGGCCGCTCATTCGGTCGACTCCGCGCTGTGGTCCGCCAGCCCATAGAGAGCCGACCAGTCGTACCCGCCGTCGGGCCTGGTCAGCACGGTCAGGTGCGGCTCGCCAGTGAGCGTGATGGACTGCTCGGGCGCCTCATCCGGTGCCTCGCGCAGCACGGGCTGGAGTACCAGCACGTAGTGCCTGCCGGGGGTGAGCTCGTAGGTGATCTCGTCGACCTTGAGCACGGCCATGGGGGCCGCGAGCAGTGGGATGGGCAGCTGCTCGCTGCCGTTGACCGGCTCTCCGGGCACGGCCTCGCTGCCCAGCTTCCATTCGGCTTCGGCCGCGTCGATGGACTCGTCGCCGTGCAGCGCCTGCCAGTCCTCGCCGAGGGATGCGGACAGCAGCTCTCTGATGGACTTGACCCGGGTGTGCCGGTTGTAGCCGCGCGCGTCGCGCAGCTGGCCCCAGGCTCGCGCCAGCGTGCCGGTGGTGTCCTGGCGCTCGCGCTGCTCCAGCAGCCACGCGCCGAACGTCTTCTCGCTGCTCATTCGGTCCTCTTCCCTTCACCGTCCGCGGCGAGCGCCGCAGCGATCTCGTCCTTGATGTTGATCGAGTGCGTGCGCTCGAACCGCTCGACGGCGTGTATCGCCGCATCCCGTGCGGCGCACAGCCGACGGTACGTGTCCGCGTCGCCCGTACCCAGCCGCTTGAGGGCCCGGTGGGTCCAGGTGATGAATCCGAGCCGGTCGGTGTCGGCCCACAGCACCTGGATGTGGCCGTCTATCCCGCGGATCCCCAGTGCAGTGCCGTTGCGGATCTGGCCGTCCTCGATGACCGTGAACGGCACCTCGACCTTGTCAGGCTTCTTATACGTGCGGAACATGACCGCGTCCCGCAGCCCGACGAGCGTGTCCGCCTCGTACGTGATGCCGTCGACCACGGCGCTGAAGATCCCGTCCCTACTGACGTGCACCCTGTTGCCGCCGAAGTCCTGCATGGTGGCTACCTTCATTCGGTTGCTCCTCCCTGACCAGATGACTACTTGTCACCAGCCTACTCCGTCATGGCGTTGTCCGCAGCAAGAATCTCACTCCGGAGCACCCGGCGCACGGTCTTCTGCATCTCCGTGTTCAGCCCGGCCTGCGTCAGAGCCGTATCCAGCGCCCTATCCAGCAGCAGCAGCTGCTTCTCCTGCAGGTCCAGGCCCCGCTTGTCCAATCCGAGGCGCAGCGCGCGCTCGGCGTGCGTCCCAGCCAGGTCGGCCGCCTTGAGCATCGCGCCGACCTCGCCGCGCACGTGGATGTTGCCGAACGCGTCGTAATAGGTCAGCTCCTCCTTGTCGGCCAGCACGGCCTGCATCCGGCTCGCCAGCGCTCGCGAGATCGCCATGATCCACTGCAGCGTCTCGGCCGGGTTGCCGTACTGCGCGATCAGCTCCTCGTCCGTCAGGTCGAGCACGCTCTTCTTCGCGTCGATCACCGCCTGCCGGTGCGCCATCCGGTCCTGCGCCTTGGAGATCACCTGAGGCGCCTTGCCCCCGTGGAGGTGACAGACCTCTGATCCGGCTGCCGGAGCCTGTCCGCACGGCCCTCCGGCCTTATTGTGCCCTTTGCACTGATGTGTCGGGATCGGGCCCAGCAGATTCGCCATGACCGCGTCCATTGAGCGCCGCTCCTGCTCGTCCATGCGGTCATGATACGGCCCGATGATCCCAAAGCCATAGGGTAAGTTGATCTTGGTACCTGACCTGTGAGGACGCACATCTCGCACTATCCATCTGACACCCACGAATCCTGCGTCCGCATGCGGTCGCACACCCACCGACGCGGACGCACACCTCGCATGATCCGTCTATGCGGACGCACATCTCGCACTCCGCAACTGATTCATGCGGACGATGCGGACCATACGGACGCACATTTACAGCCTCCCACTTCCTCTCTGCGGACGCGCGGACGCAGGAGGACAGTCCGCCCTATACCTTCTCTGGTAGGGGGTAAATAGAGAGGAAGAGTAAAGGGACAACCGTGCGACCTCCGTCCGCATGCGTCCGCACGTGGAAAAGCCCGGACCGTAGTCCGGGCCTCTCATCCGGTCCCTCACTGCGGCGGCAGGATCCGGATCATCCGCTTCCGGTCGTGCCCCTCGCGGAACCGCTCGACCCGCCAGCCGATGGCCGCCAGGGCCTGGCTCGACCGCTCCAACCGCTCGGACAGCATCCGGGGCGACCACTTGCGCCCGAACTCGTCCTGTAGCCCTCCGTGCATCACCAGGTGGTGCACCAGCTCCGTGGCCGTGCCCCGCCATTCGGCGCGCACCCCCTCGCGCAGCGCGACCGCGACCGCGTCCCCGTCTGCGATGTCCTCCAGGGCCGCATACCGCCCCGAACGCCAGGCACCGATCGCATTGGTCCGCCAGCGGCGGTCGATCAGCTGCACGATCTGCGAGAACCGGATCAGGCGGTCCTGCCCCACCGGCTGCGGCATGGACGCCATGTCGGCGAGGATCGCGACGGTCTGGTCCAGCAGCCAGGCCAGCGCCTCGGGGTGCGCCAGCGCCCATACGGCTGCGACCTCGTCGTCCGACCGGTACGCCGTGATCCTCGCCAGCTTGTGCGCCGCCAGCCGGTCCGCCAGGTCTCCCTCGAGACCGCCCAGGGTGATCCCGTTCATCACGATCACGCTTTGAAAAGCCGCCACGTACAGGTCGCCGTCCGTATAGAGGGCTCTGTCCACCCATCCGTCGCCGCTAGCCGCCTTGCACAGCGCGTCCGACCACCAGCGCGCCACCGAGGACACGTTGTCCAGCGCCAGCACGTACCGGCCGCCCGCCAGCGCGGCCCAGGTCCGCCCGTCCCGCGGGACCGGCTGCATGGCGGGCGAGGCGTCGATCCAGTTCGTGGTGATCCGGGTGGCCGCCGTCTTCGCACTTCCCGGAGGTCCGCTCATCACCTCGATCGGGTGCGTGATGCCGGGGAACAGGGACGCCACCCGGCACGCGACGTACAGGGCCCAGTCGTCCACCGACCGGATGTTGATCAGGTCGCGGGCAGCCTCCATCCGGCCGTCCTCGGCGGGCAGCGGCAGCTCGGCCGTCAGCGCGGTCCTGGTGAACAGCACGGGCGGCCGGTCCACCACGCGCCACGCGCCGGGCCGGAGCTCCACGGCCTTGCCGTCCGCACGGCCCAGGTCCAGGAATATCGACCCCTGCCATGCGGCGATCCGCAGGTGCGGGGTGACCCTGCCCTTGCCCATGGCCGCGCCCTCGGCCAGGTTCAGCGCGGAGGAGAGCGCGTCGTTGTTCGCCACCCGGCCGGTCTGCGCGTACATGTCCACGGCCAACCGCTGCCGCATGCCGAAGGCTCCGCGCATCGGGACCATGACCGAGGGGGCGTCCAGCCGCACCGCGAACGGTCTCCCGTCCGTGGTGGCCGCCACGTAGTAGTCCTTCTGCAGGATCCCCATCAGCGTGTCCACGGCCGCCGGGGCTGTCGCCGTGGCTGTCACCTGCGCACCCCTGACGCGGGCGCGGACGAGTCGAGTAGCATGTTCATCCGAGTGTTCCTTTCAGCCAGGAATGCTCTGAGCGTCCCCTCTCCACCAGAGGGGGTGCGTGCCAGCCTAGTGCTGGCATCCGGGGTCGGCGAGGGGCCGGACGCGGTGACCGCCAGCGTCCGGCTCCTCACCGCGTCCCCCTCTTGAGCCACGCGTCGCGCAGCGCGTACTCGCGCGCCCGCTGTCCGTCGATGAACTTCCGGGCGCTCTCGCTCAGCACCAGAACCTCGCGCCACGGCATGCCGGACACGTCCCCGGCCATCCAGATCGCGCGCAGCTCGTCGAGCACACGGTCCGGCGGCAGCCTGCGGTGCAGCGAGCAGGCGGCGCGGTACAGCTCCCGGTTCCGGCTGCCGACCGGCGCGCCGCGCTCCTTCAGCTCGCCGATGTCGACGTCGTCGCCGCTGTACGTGCTGCCACCCGAGGAGGTCGCGGGACCTGCCGACGCGACCCACTCCAGCAGCCACGGCGGAGCGTCCGGCGCCGAGCAGAAGCAGCCGCGCGACCACCGGTATGGGATCGGGACCGACTCCCCGGTGCGCGAGGAGACCACCGCCATCGAGGGCGGGGCGACCACGAGGTTGCCGTCCCCGAGGATGTCGATGCCCGGCAGGATCCCGGGACGGCCCTGCACGCGCATGCCGCGCGGGGTGCGCAGCCACAGGTGCACGCCGCCGGACGGCGTCTCCGCGATGGGGGCGTCCCGGATGCCGAAGCCGTGCTCCGTCATGAAGCGGGTCAGCTGCCCGGGGCCGTCCTGCCCGTTCTTCACGTCCAGGTCGACCACGACCAGCCGGGACGGCGAGCCGCAGGCGACCCCGATGTTGGCCGCGCGGTCCTGCGACCACGACCACTTGGCGGCGCGGCCGTCGATCGAGGCCCAGTGCACTCCGCCGTACTCGCCGAGCATCCGGTGCGGCTTCTTCCGGCCGCGGGCCAGCGCGAGCACCGCGTACCCCTGGCCCTGGTAGCGCAGCGCGGCGGAGCCCAGCCCGTACTGCTCGGTGATGGGATCCCCTGCGTCGAAATCCTGGTGGTGACAGTCCATCGCAATCCTCCCTGAACGCTGGTGCTGATTCCAGTGTATCCTGATCTGAGGACAAGTTCAGGGAGGAACACGGAGATGGCACATGTCACCATCCAGGATCACCACGGCAGGACGCTAGCCGACTTCGAGGGAGAGCTTGCCGCCGAGGTGACCAGCGACGACGGCGAGCGGGCCCGGTGGATCGAGATGTCGCTGTACCACCGCGAGGACGGCGGGTGGGTGGTGCACCGCTGCTCGAGGTCGGTCCTCTACCACCGCATCGACACGTCGTGCCGCACCCCGAAGCAGGCGCGCCCCGGCGTGCGCAGCACCGCGGCCGACCTGCTCGGCGACGCGGAGCCGTGCGCGAAGTGCCGCCCGCCGGAGCCGACCGCGCTCGACCCCGACGCCGCGGTGCGCATCGAGATCCCGCGCGACAACGTGCACATGCTCGACACCGCGAAGCAGGTCGTGGACGACCTGACGATGGACCGCCGCACCGGCACCCCGTACTGGTCCCAGCCGGTCGTCGAGCTGCTCGCCGCCGCGGGCCTCAAGCACCCGGAGATCCTCGCGCTGATCCCGCAGTCCGCGGTCATCCGGTGACCGGCGTACTCGACGGCGTCAGCCTGCGCACGATCACCTCGATCGACGAGCTGGCCGAGTGCAAGCGGTGGGCCGGGGAGAGGCGCGAGGGTCCGCTGTGCTTCGACACGGAGTCGTCGGGCCTCAGCCCGTACCGGGACGAGTGCCGCCTGATCCAGATCGGCGACATGCACACCGGATGGGCCGCCCCGGCGAAGCTGTGGGGCGGCGGCATCCTGGAGATCCTGCGGGACTACCGCGGCGAACTCGGCGCGCACAACATGGGCTACGACTGGCGGGTGATCCACCGCCAGCTGGGTCTGAAGCTGAACTGGGCGAAGATCCACGACACGCTGTTCGTGACCCACCTGCACGACTCGATCGGCGCGCACGGCCTGAAGCCGCGTGCCGCGCAGGACATCGACCCGCGGGCGATGATCGGCGAGCGTGTCCTGCAGGAGGCGATGTCGGCCAACCACTGGACGTGGGCCACCGTGCCGCTCGACTATCCGGGCTACACCGCGTACGCCGCGCTGGACCCGGTGCTCACGGCGCACCTGTGGCACAAGCACGGGCCGGAGACCATGTCCAAGTTCCGCCAGGCGTACGACTTGGAGAGGTCCACCGCCCGGATCGCCGCGAGCATGATGGACGCCGGGATGATGCTCGACGTGCCGTACATCGAGCGGCAGATCGAGCGGCTGGAGGCGTGGGAGCGCGAGGCGACCACCTGGCTCCACAAGGAGTTCGGCATCAGCTCGGTCAACTCGGCCGCGCAGATCGAACGGGCGCTGAACTCCGTCGGCATCCCGACGTCCGTGTGGACGAAGGGCGGCCAGGCGTCGACCGACAAGGACACGCTGAAGCTGTATTCGAACACGTATCCGGAGCACCGCAAGCTGATCGAGACCATCGCCTACGCACGCAAGACCGGCAAGATCGTCAACACGCACCTGCGCAAGTTCCTCGAGCTGCGCGACGAGGACGACGTCATCCACGCCTCGATCAACACCTGCCAGGCGCGCACCTCCCGGCAGTCCGTCACCGACCCGCCGATGCAGACCTTCGACCGGGACGTGCCGATGATCCGCGGGTCCTACCGGCCGCGGCCGGGCAACGCGTTCGTGACGGTAGACGCGGACCAGATCGAGGCGCGCATCACCGCGCACTTCTCGAACGACCGGGGCATGATCGAGATGTTCCGCCAGGCCGACGAGAGCGGCATCGACTTCTTCCGGCTGATGGCCGGTCGGATCTACCAGACCGACCCGGAGCAGATCCCGAAGTCCGACGTGCGCCGCCAGCTGACCAAGAACTCCACCTACGCGAGGATCTACGGGTCGGGCCTGGACCGCATGGCGCTGACGGCCGGTGTGCCGGTCGAGCAGGCGTCGCCGGTGTACAACGCGTTCGGCCAGCTCTATCCGGGCCCGGACCGGCTGATGCAGCAGATCATCCAGCGGTGCAAGGCGGAGGTGCGCGCCGGACGGCGCGGCTTCGTGACCACGCCGACGGGCCGGGTGCTCTACACCGACCGGGGCAGGGAGTACGCGGGCCTGAACTACAAGGTCCAGGGCCATTCGGCCGAGATCCTGAAGACGGGCGTGATCGAGCTGGACGCGGCCGGGCTCACCCCGTACCTGCGCCTCACGATCCACGACGAGGTGATGGGCGAGTTCCCGAAGGAGATCGCCAAGGACGCCCTGGCCACGATGACCAGGATCCTGACCGACCGCGAGACGTACCAGGTGCCGATCACCTGGGACGGGAAGATCCTGGAAGAAAGGTGGATCAAGTCATGACGAAAGAGGACGCCAAGCTCGGCCCGCGCCAGTCCCTGGAGGCGGACATCACCGACTACCTGGACGAGCAGTACCCCTACTGGGTGGGCGACCCGCAGCGGGTGCCGCAGGGCCTGGTCATCGAGATGCACCCGAACACCCGACTCATGATCCTGCGCGACCCCACCAACCCGCGCACACCGGCAGGCGTGTTCGGGAAGCTCAGCATCCCGGTGAAGATCACCATGGATCTGAAGTCGGGGGAGTGGCGCCTGGTCCACGTCATCAGGGACTTCAAGATCGGAGGGGTGCTGTCATGATCAAGTTCAAGTACTACGACTTCAAGTACTGGATCAAGCGGAAGGCCGAGAGGCTGTTTCGCTGGTTCGTCTGGAAGCTGCCCCGCAGGCTCGTGTACCAGTGCGCCATCCGGGTCATCGCGCACGCGACGACGGGCCAGTACGGTGACCAGGTCGTGCCGGAGCTGACCGCGATGGACGCGCTGGAGAGGTGGGACAAGGCATGAGGTACCCCGGAGCCCAGACCGACATGAAGGCGTACGAGGGCGAGCCGTGGAAGGTCGTCGTCGATCCACGGAGCATCGAGTACACATTCACCCATTGGGAAGTAGAACGGCAGAAGAGGACAGGTGTCCACCCGACCGCGGTCAAGGATCTGGAGCTGATGGAGCAGGCATGGGACGCCGCGTGCCAGCACTTCGCGACGCTGCGCCGGGTCGGCTGGCTAGACCAGAAGGGGCGAGTGTGGACCAAGATCCCGCCGTCCGCCGACTTCGACGGCGGCTCTCTGACCCCGCTGCTCATCGACGCGAGGAACTGACGTGCTGCCGCCTGCCGTGATGTGGATCGATCCCGGCGGGATGACCGGCCTGGCGACGCTGATGGATGGCAGATTCTTCTGGGCCAACGAGTTCCCGCCGCAGCAGGCCGGGGATCTCATCGCATCGTTCTGCGAGCACTCGAACCACGGCGGCATGATCGGGTGGGAGAGATTCCACATCGGCCCGCAGACGCACAAGCTCACGCAGGAGCCGGTGCACCAGACGATCGAGATGATCGGCGTGGCCCGGTACCTGGCCATCGCCAGCCACGTGCGCATCCTGACTCCGGCCGCACCCGACGACCGCAAGCCCGCCAGCCCGGCCATGCTGCGCTCCCTGGGCCTGTGGCCGTCCGGCAAGGACGACGCGCAGAGCGCAGCCCAGCACCTCGTCGCGTGGTGCCTGCGGAGCGGGAACCTGCCGACCAGCTGGCGTGCTACGCTCCACACTGCTGACATCTTGTAGGCCAGCCGGAAGATCAGGGAAGAGAGGCACGACGATGGCGTGGACCGAGATCATCGACGGCAAGATCACAATCGGGTGCAGCACGGTGGAGAACCACCTGGCCACCCAGATCCCCGGATGCAACTTCGACAAGAAGGCCGGGACCTGGCACGCCCCGCTGTCCTGGGCGACGGTCGTCACGATGCACATGCTGTGGTCCGGCCAGCAGCTGGACCGCGGACCCGAGCTACAGGCGTGGTCGAAGGAGGCGTACGAGGACGTGCTGCACGCCTGGTCGCTGCGCGGCGCGCTCGACGACCGCGCGTGCCAGGAGGACGGCGACGTCGCTGTGATCCTCGACGGTCTCGACGAGGCCAGCGTCCCGTTCCCGGACGGCCGCCCGCGCCGCCTCTATCCGTTCCAGCGCGGCGGGGCCGCCTACCTGGCCGACCGCCGACGCGGCATCCTCGGCGACGAGCAGGGCCAGGGCAAGACCGCGCAGCTGATCCGGGCGCTGCAGCTCGCCGCCGCGCTCGGGCCCATGGGCTCCGGCCCCTTCCCCGCGCTGGTCGTGTGCACGGTCGCGGCGATCCGCAACTGGGAGCGCGAGATCGCGAACTGGGCTCCGGAGCTGCGCACGGTCGTGGTGGACGGCACGGCGCTGCGCCGACGCCAGGCGATCGAGCGCACCGACGCGGACGTGTGGATCGTGGGCTGGCCGAACGTGCGCGCGCACACCCGGCTCGAGGCGTACCCCGGCGTCCGGTTCATCCGGTGCAAGGTGTGCGGCGGCATCGACGACGGCATCGCGGCGGCCCGCTGCGAGGTGCACCCGAAGGATCTGAACCTGACCGAACGACCCTGGCGCACGGTGATCGCCGATGAGGCGCACCGGATGCAGGACGCGCGCTCGAAGCAGACCCGCGCGCTGTGGTGGCTGCTGCACCAGGCGGAGTACCGCTGGCTGGCCACGGGGACCCCGATCGCCGACAACATCGGCCAGCTGTGGCCGCTGCTGCACGGTCTCGACATCGCGACGGCGCCGTCCCGCAGCCGGTACCTGGACCTGTTCGCGGTCAAGGAGATCAACTTCCACGGCGGGTCCACCGTGCTCGGCATCCGGCCGGACAGCGCGGACACCTTCCACAGCTTCGTGCAGCCGTTGATTCGGCGCATCCCGCGGGCCATCGCGCTGCCGTTCCTGCCGCAGCGGCTCGAGCCCGTGTTCCGCTACCCGGCCATGGCCCCGGCGCAGAAGCGCACCTACGACAAGATCGCCAAGCAGGCCATGGTCGAGCTCGAGGGTCGGCTGGTCGTCGCGCAGAACGACTTGGTGTCGTTCTCCCGCCTGTGCCAGCTGGCGTCGTCCATGCTGGAGGTCGTCGAGGGGGAGGACTCCGACGGGTTCACCACGGCGAATCCCAGGATGGTCGCGCCGTCATCCAAGGTGGCCGACCTGCTCGACTTCCTGGAGGACGAGGATGGCCAGCTGGTCGTGGCCGCCAACTCGCCGCAGCTGGTCGCGCTCGCGGAGAAGGCCCTCGCCGTGAAGAAGATCACGCACTGCAAGATCGTCGGAGGGATGAGCGCGGACGCCATGGATCAGGCGGTCACCTGGTTCCAACGAGGCGACTGCCGGGTGATCTTCATCACCGCGGCCGGTGCGGAGTCCATCACGCTCACTGCGGCGCACACGATCTACTTCATGCAGCCGGATCCGAGCTGGCGCTCACGCGAGCAGAAGATCGCCCGCATCGACCGCATCGGGCAGGAGGGCATGGCGCAGGGCGGCATCCGCGTCGTCTACTCCATCACCCCGAAAACGGTCGAGGAGCGGCTTTTCCAGCTCGGCGAGGAGAAGGGCGAGCGGGCCGCAGAGGTCATCCGCGACGCCGACATACTGCGCTGGCTGATCGGCGGAGACGGTGAGTAGCGCAGAGGCCGGGGCGGTGCTGGAGATCACCTTCCCGCGGCCCTACAGCGGCGTCGAGGTCGCCTACCGCGACGGCGAACTCGTGATCGAGATCCCGTTCGTCTCCGAGCTGTCGGCCGAGATCGCCCGCGGCGAGATGTCCGTGGCCGTACGTCCCCGTGTCCGGGTAATCGACGGCGAAGTGTTGAAGGGAGAGCAGAGATGACGACGATGATCTCGCAGTCCGAGATCTACGCGTGGACCAGGTGCCGCAGGAACTGGTACCTGACGTACTACCTGGGATTCGTGCCAGCCGACGAAGCGCCGACCGGCGCCCGCCAGCTCGGCACTCGGGTACACACCGCGCTGGAGGCCTACTACGGCTACCAGCTCGACCCGCTCGCGGTGCTCGCGCTGCTATACAAGATCGAGGCGAACCGCACTCCCGAGTTTGCGTCCGACCTGGCCACCGAGGCGGACATGGCCGACGCGATGGTGTCCGGCTACCTGGAGTGGCTGGCCACCGAGGGCGTGGACGCCGACTTCCGGACCGTCGCCACCGAGACGGACGTGCGGGTCGACCTGCCGGGCGTTCCCGGTGTGCAGCTGCGGGCCAGGATGGACCAGGTGTCCGAGCGGATCTCCGACGGCGCGCTGCTGTTCCGCGACTACAAGACCGGGTCCAACTTCGAGGTCGCCGAGCAGCTGCGGATGAATCCGCAGATGAGGTTCTACACGCTGGTGCAGCACCTCGCGTCGCCGCCCGACGGACCGAAGATCGCGGGGGGCACGATCGACACGCTGCGCAGGGTGAAGCGGACCGCTCGCGCCAATCCGCCGTACTACCGGCGGGACCCGTTCCTCTACACCCCGGAGGAGGTCCACGCGACGCTGCTGAAGGTGCAGACGGTGGCGTCGCAGATCATGGCGGCACGCGCGCTGCTCGACGACGCATACCAGCGCAGCGGCGGCGACCTGGCCGTGATCGACCAGGTACAGCGCTCGCAGATGTATCCGACGCAGATCCCGAACGACTGCAAGTGGTGGTGCACTTTCCGAGAAATCTGCCCGATGATGGACGACGGCAGCGACTGGTCTGCTAGTCTTGTCCGCAGTGGAAGATTCCGGCAGGCGGACCCCTACGAGTACTACAGGGACGACGCACTCCGTACGATCAGGGAAGAGATGGCAAAGGTCTGATGGAGCAATCATCGAACACCCCCCGCGTCCCGCGCACCCTCGTTGAGGGCATCCTCGGCGAGCAGGCGGCCCGTCACATGGAAACGGCCAACAGGATCGCGGAGCGCGACGCGATCCGCGAGTCCAAGCACAAGAGGATCAACGAAAGCATCACGACGTTCTCCCACGCGGTGTTCACCCTGGCGCTCGTGTTCGGCATGGGGATCGGCTGCCTCGCGATCTGGGACGCGGTCGTCGGATGACAGCCCAGCAGTACGCTCAGGTGCACGCCCCCGCGCCTGCAACGCCGCAGCCGCGGAGGGCCCAGGGACTCTCGTTCCTGGTGCACGGGCTGCCGAAGGCTGGCAAGTCCACCTTCGCCGACTCCGGCCCGACGCCGCGCCTCGTGCTCGACGTCGAGGGCTCCTCGTACTGGACCCCGTCCCGCAAGGTCTACTGGGATCCGCTGCGCGAGCCCCCGCCGCGGCCGGACGGCAGCTGGGACACCGCGATCGTGCTCGTGCGCGAGGCACGGACGGTGTCCGCCACCTACCGGGTCCTGAACTCCGGCCAGCACCCGTTCAACTCCTGCTCGATGGACTCGGTCACCGAGGTCCAGCAGCGGGTGATCGACGACCTGGCCGGTAACGGCAAGATCGAGAGGGACCACTGGAACGCGCTGCTCCGTCAGGTGTCCTCGATGGTCCGCCAGTACCGCGACCTGATCACACACCCGGTCAAGCCGATGTGGACGATGACCTTCGTGGCCGGTACGCACCTGAAGGAGGGCCGCTGGCGCCCGATGGTCCAGGGCCAGGCCCAGGACTACCTGCCGTACTACGTGGACGTGCTCGGATATCTCGGGGCCGAGCGGGACGGCAACCGGCTGATGTTCATCGGCCCGCATCCGCAGTACGAGACCGGCGAGCGCCTGGGAGGACGCCTGCCCTACACCATGAAGATCGGGGATCCCTCTCACCCCGGATTCACAGCGGAAACCATGCTCACGCAGGTTCTCCAGGGAAGAAGGAACTAGATCATGGGTCAGTACGACTTCAACTCGCTGTACGGCCAGGCCGACAGCTCGATCTTCGTCTACGACACCAATGAGGTCGACGCCGTGGTCGAGTCGAGCACGTGGGGCCGGACCAAGGACGGCGCCAAGGGACAGTGGGACGTCCGGTTCCGCGTGACGACCGGTCCCAACGCCGGACGCGCGCAGATCCGGTTCCCGATGACGATCACCACGGACGGCCCGTCGGCGGCCCAGTCGCTCGGGATCATGTTCCGGCACCTGGAGGCCATGGGGATCCCGGCCGACTGGGTCAAGAGCAACCCTCCGGAAGAGCAGATCGCACAGGCGATGGTCGGCAAGCCGGTGCTGCTGAAGATCGTGCTCGACGAGTACGAGGGCGTGCAGCGCAACAAGGTGCGCGACGTGCGCCCGCCGCGCCCCGGCGCCCCGACGACCTGGCCGACCTACCAGCCGCAGCAGCCCGCCGCGATGCCCGGCTATGGGCAGCAGCCCGGCTACGGGCAGTCGCCGTTTCAGCAGCCGCAGTACGCGCAGCCTCAGTACGCGCAGCCGCAGCAGGGCTACGCCCCGCAGCCGCAGCAGGACTACAGCCAGCCGAGCTACGCGCCGCCGCAGCAGGATCCGTGGCAGCAGCCCCAGCCGGGCTACGGAGGCCCGCAGCAGCCCGCCGCAGCGCCCGCGCCCGTTGACCCGTGGCAGACGCCAGCGCCTGCAGCAGCCCCCAACGGTGCCCAGCCCGGCGGCAACGCGGCTGTCCCGCCGTGGGCGACTCCGCAGCAGGCACCGCAGGCGCCCGCCGCGCAGCCGTGGAACCCGATGCAGCAGCCGCAGCAGCCCGCCCCGGGCTACGGCGCGGCCCCGGCGCCCTACCAGCCGCAGCAGCAGGCACCGCAGCAGCCGCAGCAGGGCCAGCCCCAGCCGCAGCAGCCCGCGGCGCCCGCGCCTGCGCCCGCCCCCGGCAACGCGCCGTGGAACGGCCAGGGCGCTCCGGCGCAGCCCGAGCAGGCCGGACCGCAGGGCGCGCCGCCGCCGCCCTGGGCCCAGTAGGCTGCGAAGCACCCGGCCGCGCGTGAACCGGCTATCTCCACTCCCCCACTGGAGAGAGCTACAACCGCGCGGCCGGGGTACTAACGGGGTGCGGGAAGGGTCATCTGCCGCCGCAGAGGGCCCTTTCTGCGTGCCAGCTTGTGTGAACGGCCGAAGACCGGGTATAGTTGTCATCAGTGGGGCCGCAGCGGCCCCGGATCAAGGAGATCAGGGAAGATGACCGTACAGCTCACCGCCCGCAACGCCTCCGCCGCCGAACTGCTCGAGATCCTCAACTCGCAGAAGGCGCACAAGCTCGACGTCGTGGCCCCGGCCCGCTCGGTCTGGAGCCGCAACGGCCAGCTCGTGGTCGCCAGCACCGTCGCCGAGGTCACCGAGGAGGGCGTCACCTCCGCGGCGGGCACCTACTCGCTCACGGACATCGCCGACCGCGGTCTGGCCGACAAGCTGGGCATCGGCACGACCTACTTCCGCAAGCTGCGCGAGGCGGGCCGCAACGACCTGATCGACGGCAACGTCAACGGATGGCTGCACGGCAACAAGGGCGCCGACGGCACCCTGCTGCACGCGGCCGACGACCGCAGCTTCCTGCTGCGGCTGTTCCGCGGCGACGCTGGCGAGCCCGGTGTGGCCCGCGCGTTCCTGTCCGACCGGTTCAACCTGTCGATGGACAACCTCGACATGCTGATGGCCGTCACGCAGGGCATCCAGGCCGCCGGTGTGCAGCCGATCGTCAACGTCTCGGACCTGAGCGAGACCCGGATGCGCGTCCGGTTCGAGTTCCCCGAGGTCTACGCCCGCGCCGAGGGCCTGCTGGACGGCTACCGCAGCCCGTTCGACGGCAGCGGCGGCACCGACAACGGCCCGCGCCGCGCCGGACACCGCGACCTGACCGCGCTGCGCCGCCAGTACGGCGACCACCACATCTTCAACCACGGCGACGAGCCCCTGGCCTACATGGGCCTGGACTTCGACAACTCCGAGACCGGCTCCGGCGCCTACAACCTGACCCCCGTGGTCTGCCTGGTCCGCTGCACCAACGGCTGGACCGACGTCCGCAAGGGCATCCGCAAGGTCCACCTCGGCCGCGTCCTGTCCGAGGGCGTCATCCGCCCCTCGCTGGGCACGGTCCGCGCGGCCGGTCAGCTGATCAAGTCGGAGACCTCCGACGCGGTCTCGCAGTGGCTGACCGTCGACTACCTGGCCAGCATGATCACGGGCTTCGAGGAGAAGGCCGCCGTCACGATCGCCAGCCCGACCGAGGTCGTGCCGAAGGTCTGCACCGGACTCGGCTTCACCGCCGACGAGTCGAAGTCGGTCCTCGACTTCTTCATCCTGTCCGGCCAGCCGACCGCTGGCGGTGTCGCCAACGCGATCACCGCCTTCGCGCAGACGCTGGAGGACCCGGACCGGGCCTACGAGGTCGAGCGCCTCGCGGTTCCCGCCCTGGAGCTCGTCTCCGTCCGGCGATAACCTAGTAGTTGACCGCAGGGTCGCCGCCGCCAGGCGGCGGCCCTGCCCCCGTGTAGGAGAGGAGACGGTGCGATGTCGCCCGTCGGCAGGCTGTGGGAGGAGAAGGACGGCAGGGCCGGATTCCAGGGCCTGGCGGCCATCCTGTCTGAGCGCTACGCCATCGACCCGCCGCTGGACCGCCGACGGATCCGGGACTGGTGGCACCGCGGCACCAAGAACGCGGCCGGAGAGGCTTTTCCACAGCCTGTGGATATCACCCACAAGGTCGACGGCTCGCCGCGCGGCTACCGGTGGTTCGACATCGAGCAGGTGGACAGCTGGCTTCGCCGGGGCATCCCCGGCCCCTACGGATCCGGGTGGAAGTACCCTTCCGCCAAGGCCGGGGAGTCTGCTAAGTTGTAGTTGTCATCAGATACACCAAGATCAGGGACAGGGAAGATCATGACGGATCTAGAACTAGGCAGGTACCGTCGCAACGCGGAGCCGCACGAATACGTATGGCTCACATCGAAGGGCGACGGAAGCGTCTTGGTCCACACGAAGACCGGCTGGATGGGCATGCCTGTCGAGCAGTTCGAAGCCGAGTTCACC